CTTCAAAGGGATTGGATGGGTTAATATAAATTCTTTTTTTTCTTCATTCATTTCTTTCTGCTCCTCTTATTCTTTATTGGACAGCTTCCGTCCAGAACGCTCCACCAAATTTCAATGTGGTTTCACCTTCTCCTCCGGTAATTCCAATATTGTTGTAGCATGTAGCATTGTTCATAGTATAAGATTTTCCGCCTCTTGCCGATCTAAAAACGATAGTACCATTTTCAAATATTTCAGCAAAATCGGAAAGTCTAATATCATCTCTATCAGTCACAGTCACTTCCACCATTGCTTCAACAGCTTCTTCAGTGTAACCATGTAATCCAGTATCACCAAGAACAGGTTTTCTTTCAAAAGCCTGTACTCCAGAAATACCAATTCCACTAGCAGTTGCTCCAGATTTATTCAAGAGCAATTTGCCATTTACAACTACTTCTATACGTCCTGTAATTTTAGGCATAATTTACTCCTTATAAAATAAACTGGATTTTTGCAGCCAGTACTCGAAATTGATTAACAAGATCAGGTGGAAGTAAACAATCCACTCTATTCTTGTCTGTAGTATTTCTTTGAACAATTAGATTCTCGATAAACTCATCCAGATTTTCAATCAGTCCAGCAGTTTGCAAATCAGAAAACAAAGAAATAATTTCAGCTTTAATTGTTTTCGGAGTTACTACATCTGTTCCGGGTTGAACTGGAAAAGTATCATCGGCAAGTTTGAATCTTGGTATCATAAACCTTGTTCCCATTCTTGCTTTAAACTGAAAACGAATAGCGATAAGAGTCGCAAGAGTTTGTATATCAAGATAACTCGCATCAGGAATCCCAAGAGCATTTGTCTGATAGGTTGTTACGCATCTTTCTATCAAGACATTCCCACTCTGATCAGTAATCCATGTTACAACTCCATCAGTAAGTAAAACATTTCTTTCCGATTGAGTAAACTGGTTTACAGCAGGTGGAGCAAGTACTCCAGGCAATTTCAGAAAATGCAATGGTCTTGCCGGACCTTCATTAAGATTAAAAGCAGCAACAGCCCCCAAACTTGCAGCCCATTCTTCCGGACTTGTTGGAGAATCATATGCTCCAATAATACTATTATAAGGTGAATTTCTTCCATTACCTAAAGCAGTTATTGTAGCAAGAGCAGCAACATTAGCAGTAAAACCACTTGCGCCTTTATCTATTAAAGGACCAAACCTTGTTTCTAATTCATCCTCAATAGAAGAAAGATTGGTAGCATCAATATAAGGTTGAACTATGTAATTATAAGTATCATTTTCAATTATCGTCCAGGCATCACCAAGATCAGGATCAACAGAACCTCCAGCCATTGGAGTAATAGTAGCACTATCACCGAAAGCTAGGGGACTGGATTCTCCTACAAAATAATTTTCTCTGATATCTATAAAGTTTCCTAGAGTTCCACTTTGAACTGCCATAAAATTTAAAGCAGAAGTGGCATTAGTTGAGGCAATAACTGGAAGCAAACTATTAGCATTTACTTTAGCAACAACAGCTGAATTAACATCAGTTACCGACCAACCAGAAACTAAAGTGGTGTAAACTTTTGTTCCGTTGATAAGTAAATTGTATTGTTCATTTGCTGTTCCTACAATTCCAGTAGTAGCAGAAAGAGCAACTGACATCTGAATTGCTCCAGAAGCTTTAACTCCTCCATCATTGGATAATGCAATGGCATATAATTCTGTATTAGGATTAGCAAGCTTAAATGTATTACACATTCTCGCAAGTACTGATCCGGGACCAAAATACCCATCAGCAAGTCCATCATTTGTTATTGCTTTAAGTTCTTCAACACTAACAGAAGCATCAGTATCTACTAATTGCCCAATTATCAAAGCCTTTTGAGGATTAGCAGCTAATCCCTGTAAAGCTCTTGAATTGTCAACTTCCGTGAAAACTCCAGGAGTCCGGGTATTACTCGGTATTTGATTAAAACTAATCATTAGTTTTTATCCTCCTTTTTCTTTTTTACTTTCACAGGCACAGGAGTTATTATTATTACTGTGCCATCTTTAATTCTTCTTCTCCAATAACTTCCTTCACTCCCTAACATAGATTTAAAAGCTCCCTTTTCAGGAAGAAAATCTAATGTAATAGGATCACGCAAAAGTCCTTTTACTGGAACTAGAAATTCGTAGGCATTCATATTTCCCTCCTTGCCTATTTTTATTTATTCAATTAAATCAAGCCATTGAGATTGAGCAGGATTCCCAACATCTGGAAACCCAGCAGGAAAAGGCAATTCACCAGTATAAGGTAATTCATCACTTTGCCCTGAAATATAGTCTGCATATATAGTATTTAAAGGATAAAGTTCTTGATCTTCATTGACTTCAGAATTAATGATTCCATTATTTCTTTTTCCCTCATCAGCTCCGACAGCTAAGGCTCCGAGTTCACTATCATATTCGAACTCAAATTGATACCAAAGATACGCCGGATCAATACCAAGCAACCTTCCTCCTCTGTAAAAAACTATAGACATAGCTTCTTCTATTTCCCATCCTAATAATGGCTTAAATAATTCATCTCTTACTTCATGTAATAAATCATAGGCTGTAAATCCTGTTTTATCAGCATCAGAAGTATCATTTCCAAGAGCTACAACAACCCCAAATCTTTCAGAAACTTTTTGACTAATACCTGAATCATTTTTATTCCTGTCAGAATCATCTGATAAAGGTATGACAAAAGCCATATCTACTTTAAGCATGTTCTGAACTGCTAGACTTAATTCAGCAGCACCAGCAACAAAATTTCCAAATCTGGTTTTAGCAGCTCTTATTTGTAATACTATTTTTCCTAATCTCATTACATTTACCTTTTTATTTCTTTCAATCTGTCCATTATAGCAGGAATCGGATTATAGGAATCAGCAACAGGTTTCAAAAATGGTCTTGCATGTATTCCTGGATGTATTACTTGTCTACCAAAAAAATTGATTCCATCACTTAAAGATTTTTGTGTTTTTACTTTAATTGGATAATTCTTTTTCTTGGTTCCAAACTCCATAATAGGAGCATAGGAAATATCTGTTCCAACTTCAAAAGAAGTTCTTCCTATGTTAATATCAATAGAGTTAAATAATCTTCCAGAATCTACAGCCGGAGGATTTCCAGGCAAAGAACTTCTATGCCCTTTAGCTCCTCTAGGTGGACCCTTCTTTGTATTCTTCATTGACAGCATGATATTATTTCTAAGATCATCCACAATATCAAACATAGCTAATCTGGTAGCTTTATCTATTCTTGAATTAATACCTTTAATTTTATTAACAAGTTTAGCCAGATCAGTATTAACTATATTAACATTTAGAAAATCACTCATGCCGGATATCCTGTTCCTACTTCTTCTATTTCTGTACAACGAAACAAAAGAAATTCCCTATGTACTTCGTCACGCCTTAATCTAAGAATCTGGAATCTTCTTCCTTTTACGGAACTTCCAACTTTTAGAAAAATAAAATAGTCAGACTTTAACGGATTTAAATCTGCAATAGAATCAAATCCTTCACTATATCCTTTTGTAAATGCTGCCCCTAAATTTTCGACAGCACTCATTCTTACAATAAACTCATGAGATTCTTCACTCCCAGTTGCTTCACCTCGAATAATGGCTGCATAATCAGAGAAAATTCTAACCTCTTTAATGCCAGCCCATATCGTAGTTAATGTTTCATAATCACGATCAAATCCTCCAGACAGGTTTGGAGTATCTTTATCAAACACAGCTTTTTGGATTTCAATTCGATGATTAAGTTTAGGAGCTAAAAAACTCATAGTTTAATTACCCTATACAAGTCTAGCAACGTCCGAGCTTCCGGTGGAGGTTCTGGAGTAAGTGAACGATTTTCATATATGGACGTAGCCCATAACTTCAGAGCTTCTCTAATTTGGCTAGGTACTTCTGCTGCTGTTAAACCATATCCGGCAACATATTCAATTCTATATCCGGCAACATCCCTAACAGTATTTGAAGGAATGCTTATCCCTTGTTTTACAACAAGTTCTCCCGGAATAGCTTCAGTAACTACATAATAATTATCTGAACTGTATGTTGTAGCAACATCAGATTCATCAATAGTTTCAACTGAAGTAATTGAAATCA